ACGTAACAATATCACTATCTTTAACACCAAGATATTGTACTGTGAGAATTTTATCTAAACGTTCGCAAATGCTTTTGTTAAACGTTTCTGATGCTTGATTAATAACTAATTTCTTTTGATACTCTGTGTTTAGATAACAACGATCCATTTCAAGAATACCTGAAATGTTTTGTACAAAACTATCCTTAGACCAAGCAACAATATTTTTTAAATCAAACCAATGACAATACCCGAATACTGGTGGAGTATGATGAGTGATATTATATAAAGTATTGAGAATCTGATGAGTGTGTTCGGGAAGATGACTAAAGATAATATCAATATCCAATTCATGTGATGCGATCCTCTTCATTTCTTTTACATCAAAATGAGATCGCATCACTGGAGGATACGACATAAAAGACATGAAGAACTGAGTTGTATTTGGAAAATCCAGACAACTTAAGTATTGAGGCAAAATTAGATAGAAGTGCAAATCATCACGAATAAGATTCAACTCATAAATCATATTCTTAATGACTTGAATATAACTATCTTTTTCAAGATCTTTTGTATATGTGATGTTTGGATAAACAAGAATTCTTTTTACTTTTTTGATTACAACTTCTTTGTCTACAAAATCTAATAGGTTCATCGGATAATATCAATTGTATTCATTGTGGTTTCATTCCAAACTTCAAGTTCAGTACGCAGACAATTAGTTTCTTTAAGTTTATTAAAACGATTAGTAGCTTTGTTTTTCCACCACTTGATAAGATTATTTAGATAGAACTTTGCATAGTTCTCTGGATTGGGAATCAATACATCAGTCTTACCAAGTAAAACATCACGGACATTTCTAAATCCATAATCGGACATGTAAAATCTTTTTTGTGTAGTTACTTCTTCACGATCTTTAATAAACTGAACAAACTCAATATACTTAATTGGATAATGTTCTTTCATAGAATTTTTGATGATAGAAATCATCTTGGTTTGAATTTTTAGTTTTCTACTGGAAGCACCTTTATGAACTAATTGTTCACCACCATTCTTCTTGATAAACCATTTGTGTAAATCATGATACACAAAGTCTGGAAGTGTCAAAAGAAACTTAGATTGAGTATCTCCGAGATATCTTAAGTATGGTTTTAGACCATCATATTGTGAAGTCCCTTTGATATTACCATATAAAGAAGTTGTTTCAAACAAACAGATATCGCAATTATACTTGTTGTTTACTAATTCACGAACCTCATGACTTGCACAAATAAGACTGAGCAATTTACCACCAAGATAATTATATCCAAATGGTTGCACGGGGACAATGATAAATCCCATTATCGCATGTCTGTTAAACCTAGAAAGTTCTGGAACTCCATCTAGATAATCATTTCTAGGCTTTGAATTAATTACAGGAGATCCCAGTTTAATAAAACCAACATACTTTCCAGTATTAGTTTCTAGAATTGCAAGTTTAAGCTCTTTACCTGGTGCTTCTTCATAAGTGAAGGAAGCAGTCATTTCCAACAGTGTGTTGAAAGTATCATGTTGTGGTTGTACCACTTTGAAGTTCATATCCTCAGGAGACATATCATATGATTGAAACATATCATCTTCCATCGAAAACCCAAACAAGGGAGTAGGAATTTCTTTGATACGTTCAATTTTTTTTATACGAAAATAATCATCGATACGGTTAATAGAACCATACGCTTCTTTGATTTTTTCATACGCATATAAAGTGTCGTCTGGGTTTAGAATCATTTTAATTCACAACAGTAATATTTGAATAATGTTTTTTCTCTATCAGTCAAGCCCTGACCATACAGACGCGCTTCATGAAACCCGACCTGTTTAATCAGGTCAAGTTTTCCCTTTGTGTGTCTCTCTATAGTAGGATACTTCATTATTGATTTTTTGTCAACACACAATACTTTTGTTCTATCAAAGTTAAAGTATGACATCAAAAAATTTGTTGGACGTTGTAGAAATTTTTCTTTTCTTCCCAGGAAACTTACATGTTTATAATAACTAGGCCAGTCATTAGTCCATGCACTCCAACGTTCAACATCTACAGTAACTGTCAGAGTTCCATCAATATAAACTCCAAGATCCACATCATAGATTCCAAAAGGTTTTTCTATAAAAGATACATTTTGGTTTTTGTACATCTTGGTTAAGAAATTAATCATTATAGTCACATCCTGATCGTCATCAAAATGATTTTTTCGATCAGAATATGAACCAAATTTATTAATGTCGGAGTTAGTAATATATTCCATTACATAATCAGTTTCTTTTCTGGAGTGATTATAGGACTAAACATCTGCACATATTGATCAACAACAGAGTCATCACATTCTTGAATGTATACAACAAATTGTCGATTAATTTTAATTTCCTTTTTGGTTTTGTTGATTAGTGGAGACCAAGGTGCAAAATTGATATTACCATTTCCCATAGGTACTGGTTGAATACCATTCACAATGGTAACAAACTCCTGGGAAATGTCGATCACATCAGCAACAATGTCTTCACCAGAAGACATACGAATTAGTTTTACGTTCATTTGAATTTACAATCACACATAATTTCGGTTAGACATGCAAGAGTATTAATCTCTTGATCAGCAACAAAAGCAGACTGATATTGGTATTTAGCAAAAATCAAAACTACTTGTGGAATAGAGTTTGGATCTAATGTTGCATACATTGAATCGTAGATTTTACGAATTACTGCAGTAACATCATTATCCAAGTTTTCAACAACCCACTTACGAGTAGATCCAAAGTCTTTATTCTTTAGATACTCGATAAGATTTTTGGTATTAACATCTGAAACTGCAGACAAAATACCGACATCAATAATTCCAGATGCAGCATACTTTTGAAGTTCATTCAGAGTGCGTCTCCAATCAGGAAAATATTTGTTTACTATTTCTGCAAGTACTTTTTCATCATACTTAATACTTTCATTATCGAGAATACCCTGAAGTCTTTTGAAGAAGTTACTTGCGATTGATGGTTTGTCTTTTGATGGTATTGAGAAGTCAATGATTGCACATCGACTGTGGAGCGGTTCGATGATTTTGTTTTTGTAATTGCATGTGAAAATGAATCTGCAGTTGCTATGAAACGTCTCAATAGAAGCCCGTAGGAGGAGTTGTACATCTGTGGTTGTGTTATCAGCCTCATCAATAATAATGACTTTTGGTTTACCATTTGCTTGAAGTGATACGGTCGAAGCAAAGTTTTTTGCTTGATTTCGTACCGTGTCGAGAAATCTTCCCTCGTCAGATCCGTTAATAACATATGAGTCCACTCCTAATTCATTACATAGTGCTTTGGCAACAGTGGTCTTCCCAATACCAGGAGGACCAGATAAAAGGAGATTTGGAATCTCCTGGTTTTCTACAAATTTTTCAAAAGTTTTTTTTGTACTTGAAGGTAGAATACAGTCCTGAATTTTTTGAGGACGATATTTTTCTACCCACAAAAAGTCATTACTCATAATCAACCAACAAAAATAGAATCTGGTTCAAGTGCAATCCAATACTTAAGATTGGAAGAAGTGTGTTTAAATAATGCAATGTTCTTCGAAGAAACCGTTACTTCATAATCACCAGGAAGAATCTTGATATTCTCTACCTTGAAGTTAAAACTGAAATTATCAGAGGTTTGACGGAGCGGATTTACATCAATACAATAATTGTTCGAAGTATCATTTGATTTGGTACGAACGACGAGTTGAGTATTTCCATCAACAGAAACCAGGGAAAGATCTGGAAGTTGATACACGCTGGATGCACGAAGAAGAGATCCATTCATGTCATTTGTAAGAGTAAATACTACATCTTCAGAAGGGAGAGGAATGTCTTTTTCGGGTGCAGCAGTAATGACACTGGGATCAGAATAAAAATACTTGACACGAGAGTTACCACTTTTGATTACCAGATACGAATCAGAAGAAAAATCATACACCGCATCTTTAAATAGAGTGAGACCGCTCAGAAACTCATTTAAATCATAGATAGCAAAGTCTTTTTCAAAGTTCTCTTCGATTTCAGCAGTAGCAAGAATATTCTTCATCGGAGAAATAGTACGAAGAGAATTACCTTGCTTCACAACAATACTATGATTGATTGTAGAAAAGTTCTTGAGAATATTTAGAGTATCAGAACTAATTTTCATATTTAAACCTCAGTTTTTAAATTCAGACAGACCATTATTGATTCTACTATAGTGACGATCAAAATGCAACAGCAGCATTGCATAGTGAATGACTTTTAGAAGATCACGTTTGTTATGACCGTCTTTATCGCCATAACGCGAACCATACTTCAGAATATTTGCTTGACAAAAATCAGTTGCAAGTCCTTTTGCAGCCATAAGGTCAATAGTTTGAATTTCTCGATATTCATCTTCATGACCACAATAATGACTCTTATAAGTGCTGGTCACATAGTCCTCAATATCTTTGAGGATTTTATCTTCATTGTATTTCCAAAGGTGATTCTGTTTTTCGTTCATGTTGTTTGCTTTCAAAAATTCAAAGTCGCTGTGGCCCCAGGGGGTCATACCATCATTGACAGGAGTTTTGGTGATATTGAGTGTACCTCCACCACCATCACTCAAAGTAAATTGATAGGGGTTTTCATCCATAATAAAAAAGGGAGACATAGTTTATCTCCCTATATTATATCAGATATTGATCTGGTTGTCAATCAATAAGGGGGATTAGTCTCGATCACAAGTTCAGGTTCTGATTCGGTTTTGACTTCAACATTTTCATCGATTTTGGTATAAAGTTCTATAAAAGATTGTTTGGTGTCTTGGTCAAATCGGTTAACACAATATTGAATTGCCTTCATGCGATCATTAAAGATAGCAAACGCCTTTGCAATGTGGACCAAACGACGAGTAGAGATAAGTTCGTCAACTGCACCATCATAGAAACTCTTGCGAATGACTTCTGCCCAACGAACAAGGTTCTCCACAAACGTTTCATCTGCACAATGAGAAGCAAGAATTTTCTTCTCGATAGATGCACCAGGATAATCCTGTTCAAACGTAATCGGGAATCGTTCAAGAAATGCCTCATTCAAAACATTGGTTCCAATAAAACGACCATCATCACTACCCTTACCTTTAGTGTTAGCAGTTGCAAACACAGTGAAACCAGGAGAAGGGTAAACGTACTTACCAGTTTTCTTGAGGAAAATGCCCTTACCTTCTAGAATCGACTGCAGACAGAGGATTTTGTTGGATGCAAGATCAATCTCATCCAAAAGAAGAACAGCACCACGACGAAGAGCCTCCACCACAGGACCATCATGCCACACAGTTTCACCGTTGATCAATCGGAAACCACCAATCAAATCATCCTCATCAGTTTCAATCGTGATGTTGACACGAATCATTTCACGCTTAAGTTGAGCACACGCCTGTTCAACACTAAACGTTTTACCGTTACCCGAAAGACCCGTAATGAACGTAGGGTAAAAAAGACTGGACTGAATAATTTTTTTAAGATCCTTAAAGTTACCGAACGGGACAAACGTATCATCTTTGCTAGGAATGAAGTTCTGTTGTTCCCGAACGGTAACAGCAGGTTCTGCAGAAGTAGCACTGAAACTCATTTCAAGTTTTTCTACAGCAGTGAGATTCCAACGACCACGACCAACTTTGTAATCATTAAGGTGTTTAGTAATGGTTTGATAGGTAACATTATTGTTGAGACAATATTCGTTGATGTTATTCGTAGTGATGTTTTCACCGTAGGTATTAATAAGACTATTAACGAGATTGGCGGTGTTCATGCGTTTCATGGCGAAGGATTGATTTGTTTCAACAGAGTCACTATAGGACTTTTGAGTTGTCATGTCAAGCAATTTGGAGGATAAACTTGGATAAGATTGTCTTATTAGACATCTTAGATCCCATATGTTTTTTGAATGCCTTGGTCAGTTCTCCCTTGGAGTTTGATTTGGCATCGATTTCTTCAGTATCTGCACCAAGACTTTTATCTACAGGAAGTAAATACAGTTCCTTAAAACCAACATCGGTAACACAAGCAGTTTTAGTTTTTTTCCATTCTTTATGAACTTGGTCTTCCTGAATAGAATCATTCACTGAAAGAAAGTTTGAAATTTCACGCCCATGAATAATACGGAAACCAACAACATTACAATCAACAATGTTACGAAGAAACTCAATAAAAAGTTTAGTCGTTTTGCGTGGAGAGAAATTATTCATCATCACAGAATAACGAGTAAGAGGATCAGTCAATACAAGTTTTCCATTATAAAAGTGATCCATATTCCATCGAACACTATTATAGTGTTCTTTGTGGTACTTACTCATACGATTTTTACCAGGAACTGATGCTTCCCCGTCAGTCAGAAAAATCATATTGACTTTTTCCACACGTTCCTGTTTCTGGAATTGGGAAACTACATCCCTAGATGTAAGAATAGTTTCCACAAGAGGAGTTCCAGACAAAGAGAAACGCGAAGGACAATCAATATAATAATGACGAAAACTGTGTGCAACAAACCAAATGTATTTCATTTGATCTTCAAGGAGAGAAGATTTCATTTTAGAACTAAACAGTTCCAGCAAACGAAAATCCTGACAATAATATACGTCT